CCCCCCTTGTTAAATTGCATCGTTATTCGGATAATTCTTTTTTCAATTTCTTTGGTATTTTCCTTGTAAAAACATTCAGTTTTTAAATACCCTTTTTTTTCTAAATCCGAAAGCAATCTTGACACACGACCAGAGGACTTGGTTACACCCAAAATAGATGAAAAATATTCGTTTGTGGCATAACATTCATCATCAATGTTTGTTAAATTGCTTATTAATCCAAGCAATATCTTCTGGGCGTGGTTAATATCCTTTGCCAACAAGACTTTTGCGTGAATAACGACTGCCCAATTTTGCTGAATTTCAATCATAATTTTACTTTTAATATTTTTTCAATTAATTTAATTTCGTTATCTCGGAACTTATCCAGCCCGTTTTTTTTCCTTGAAAATGCAGAATCGGTCATACTTACTCCGCTTTCTCTCATTTTTTGCAAAATCCAAGTTTGCGTTCTGCCGTCTTTTGCCCGGTCAATTTTTTCCTTTAATGTCAAGTTTTCCATTTTTTTATTTGTTTATGTTTTCGTATTGCTCTATTGCTTTAAAGATTTGATAAACGACTTGCGGTACTATAGCGTTTCCGGCTGCTTTGATTGATTCGTTTCTCCATTTAGAAAAGGTAATTCCGTCCAGTTGGGAGGAAATCCCATCATTTCGAGAACAAACAGGGGATTGAGTTGGGAAGTTTTGCCATTGGTTTGTGCATTCCACATTCCGATGTCCATTTGTCTTTTCCCTATTCGATTGTCCCAGTATTTGTCGCTGTGACCATGTTTTACTACTTGTGCCGTTGGTGTCGGCAACATCCCCTGTTTGTGAAGAAGTGCCATTTTCCCCGATAACATATTCGCAGTTCCGTCCGACCTCAACTGACCCTTCCAGTCCCCTGCTATCGGTGTCGGCAACATCCCCATACTCATTGCCCGTGTCAGCGTTACCGAGTGCATACTCCCCTCCTTTACTTGGTTGCTCTTCATCGTTGCCGTTGCGTTGGTTGAGTCCATTGCCGTTGGGGTGGGGAGTAAACCTCTCTGATAAATGAACCCCGACTGAACTTCCTGTGCAAGCGTTCCCGAATTGCCAAATTTCTGCTCCTTCTTGGTTAGGTTCTCCGAATACGAGTCCATTGCACTTGGTGTTTTTAGCAACAAACCAAACCCTATCTCTTCTATGGGGAGCGTTGACGGATACAGCTGGCAGTACATACGGCCATACTTCGTACCCCGCAGCTTCCAAGTCAGTTTGCACCTCGTGGAATACCAATCCCCCTGACCAATTAACAAGGCCGAGAACGTTTTCGCCCACAACCCAACGTGGTTGAATTTCTCTAATTGCTCTAAGCATTTGCGGCCAGAGGTGGCGTTCATCTTCCTTTCCTTTTCGCTTTCCGGCACTTGAGTACGGTTGGCATGGAAATCCCCCTGTGAGGATGTCAATTTTTCCTCGGTGAATAGTGAAGTCTGTTTTAGTGATGTCATGATATGAAATTGCTTTAGGCCAATAATAATTAAGTACTTTTTTACCAAACTCATTCCATTCGCAATGGAATACGTTTTCCCATCCCATCCGTTCGGCAGCTAAATCGAAACCGCCCATCAGATTCCCGAGAACAAGCTACCATGCGTAATGGTGCCACACTCTCGGGAAAATTTATTTTTTTCGTTTAACATTTATTGTTGGTTTATTTGTTTTTAATCTTCTTTTTTTATCATATTTTCTATGGTTTCATATATTTGACAAATGTAGTATTATTTAATTGTAAAAATAATTTTTTTTATTAAATTAATTTAATTACTTTTGTTCTATGAACAGCACAATTATCCGTAAGAAAAAGCGTTGTATTACTTGCTTTGATATGACTTATATTTTTAGTAAGGGAAGGTGTAAAAGTTGTGCGACCATTGAAGATACACAAAAAAGAATTGAAGATTATGAGGATAGTGATGATAGGGAAAGTTTTTCAAATCTTGTATCTGATTTAGACCAAGTTTTTTCAGTTTACATTAGAATAAAATACGCTGACACAAGTGGAATGGTAGAATGTTTTACTTCGGGGAAAAAGTACCATTGGAAGCAAATTCAATGTGGACATTTCATATCCAGAAGCAATTTATCTACAAGGTGGTTAGAGTTGAACTGTAGACCGCAAAGTGAACACGATAATTGTATGCTGAATGGGAACTTGTCAGTATTTGAAAATAAGCTGAATGAGGAAAAAAGTGGAACAGTAGATTATTTAAGAGAAATATCAAGACAAATATCAAAACCAACTATCAGTGAGCTTAAATCTTTGATTATTGAATATAGGTCAAAGGTGAATCAAGCAAAAAAGAAGTTTTTGCAGGGATAATCTCTGAGTTGGTATTTTGAACACAATTAAAACAAAAATTTCTAAACTAATCTAAAATTAACAAATGTATAAAATTTATAAATACTCAATACCTACAAAAGAAAAATATATTATTGAGTTACCTAAAGATTCCAAAATAATAAGAGTAGAAGATGTTGATGGTCTATTCTTTTTGTGGGCAATAGTAAATACAGATGAAAATCATCCAAAAGAAAAAAGATGCTTAGAGTTTTATAAAACAGGTCAAGTTATTGAAACTCCTATTAATAGACTTAATTATTTAGGCACTTGTAAGCTTTTTATTATGCAGGAATTGTGTCTTTATGTTTTTGAAAATACATTTGAAACAGCTCAAATAAATTCACTATGAGATACGGTGAACTTCCAAAACCATTAGGAATATTTGAAGTAGAATGTAATGAAATGATGTTCTATCAATATTTGCCTATAAAAATGATAGAGCAAACACAACCAATTTATGAGGAACGCTTAAGGTGCTTTGATAAATTGATTGGTGCAATTTGTTGTGATTATATAGGTGAATTTGGGTTAGATAATTATGTAAATTCATACGTTTATTTAACTGCAAAACATTTATATCAAATGCCTAATTGTTCTTTTAACAGAACTGGATGGCACTCTGATGGGTTCTTAACTGATGATATAAATTATATTTGGTGCGACAAGTACCCTACAATTTTTAATAGAACTGAATTTGAATTGCCATTAGATGATTTGCTTTCGATGGAGGAAATGGAAAACCAAGCTATGCCTTTTCATAATGTTACATATGGAGAAAATCGGTTATTGCGATTAAATCAATATAACATACATAAGGTTGCCTCTGTTACAGAAGTAGGAATGAGAACATTTTTGAAGTTATCATTTAGTAAAGACAAATATGATTTAATTGGTAATTCTCATAATTATTTGATAGATTATAATTGGGGAATGAAAAATAGAAAAGAACATCGTAATATTCCGCAATCAATACTAAACTCTTAATAAATGGTAGAGCAAATTTTCCTTCCAACTTCTCAAGACCCATGCGTTGTTCAAGTGAACTACAGAAACGGAAACATATCTTTCTACCCCGTAAAAGACGCCAAAGAAGCATTTGGGTTTTATGGTAAAATTGTAGCGATATTCAAACCAAAAGAATTAAAATAAACAATTTCTATCTAACTATGGCATTTTATTATTGTTATTTTAACAGATTTGGTTTTTTTAGAATTTTTGGCATTGGATTGTATTGGAAAGATACAGGCACTCACTCATTGTCTTTTAGCGAAAGAAACGGGTATACAAAAGGCATAAAAATAGGTAATTGGTATTTGGGGGTTTTAAAAAAATTTTAATTTAATTAAATAAATTAATTAAATTTACAAAAAAAATCGCTATGGCAAAGAAATCATTGGCATTTGTTCTTCAAAATTTGGAAGTAAACGAATCCGTTGAAGTAAACTACGGCTATATGGTAGTTATGGTAACTGTTAGCCGGGTAAAAAAAGAATTTGGTAATTCAGACAAAAAGTTTGGTGTTTTGAAAGTTGATGAAAAGGTTACAAGCGTTAAGCGACTGAAGTAATTTGGTGTAAGTTTTAAGGTGTATTTTTTAACTTTTAATATTTTTTTATGACTGTACAAGAGTATGCAAGTAATTTAATTGGTTTTGGAATAACTTCTCCACAACACAAAGATTGGATTAAAACAAAGAAGTCAGAAGTAACAGGTACTGAATATCAGTTTAACGACATTGAGTTGATTGAAGATTTGATGGATTATTTCTTTCAATGGAATTATCGTATTGTTGACACTAAAATAGTCAGCGATAAGGTGGGCTTTTCTGTTACCATTACGGTTGAATTATTGTATTGGAAAAAAGTCACAGAACAATATGCTGTTTATGGAATAGCAAGTGAATATGCTGCCAACACAAAGCAATTAACATTGATTACACCAAAAGCCGCTTCTATGGCTTTTAAAAATGCAGCAAAGAAAATAGGCAAAGTATTTGGAAAGGACTTAAACAGGGGAATAGAAAACAACGAATTGCCCGTAGTTCAAGTAGAAAAAGAATCAAAAAAAACTACTAAAGAAAAGGTTTTAGAGCAGATTAGCAAATGCACAACTGCTGATGAGTTGGAAACATATAAGCTGCTATGTATGTCAGATGTAGAGCTGAAAAGCGCATATCAAGAAAAACTTCATTCAATTATAAAGAAATACAAATACAATGTTTGAAAACGTAAAAATAAGATGTTCTTCTTTAGGTAAATTAATGACAGAGCCAAAAAGTGTCGCAGACAAAAAAGCTGGGGCTTTGTCCGAAACTGCAAAAACAATGCTTGTAGAAGTTTATGCAAAAGCTGTGTATGGCAGGGAAAAAGAAGTACAATCAAAGCCAATGAAAAAGGGCGTATTGGTAGAAGATGATTCTATTGTTTTGCTTTCCAGGCACGATGGTGTGCTTTATCAAAAGAACGAAGTTAGGCAGGAAAACGAATTTATAGGCGGCACTCCAGACATCATAACAGATGAATTGGTAATAGACATCAAATCCTCATACGATATATGGACATTTCTTGCAAATGTAGATTCAAAGATAGATAAGGGTTATTGGTGGCAATTACAAGGTTATATGATGTTAACCAACAGGCGAAAGGCATCTTTGGTGTATTGTTTATCAAATATGCCAGACCACATGGTTGAAACAGAAAAATATTATTTGCTGAAAAGATTAGATGTTATTTCGGAGGAAAGTCCAGAATACTTAATTGAAGCAGCGAAATTGGAAAGAATACTAAAATACGATGATATACCGGTGAACGAAAGGGTAATCAAGTACGACATAGATTTTGATGATAGTGTAGTTGAATTGGTAGAATCAAAAGTAAAAACGGCAAGGGAATATCTTAAATTGTTTCATAATAAAAGAGGGTTATGACAAAAACATCTCCACCAGACAAGCAAGGCAATTATTTTATAGTTGAAGAAACACCCGGATATTCTTCCGTAGCATTAAAATTGGCTACCGAAAGCCACGCAAGAACTATTGGAAAGATATTTCACAAAGAAAGATACTTGCAGATTAAAAGAATAAGGTCAAGGCATTTGTTCCAGAAAAACTTAAGCTATGGTTTTAACGAACATTTAATAAAAAATGCAACTAAATTTGATAACGTATTATTGATTGATGATAATGGAGAAAGATTAGTGCCTGTTTCTGTAATTGTTTCAAGCGGAAGTTATTTACATTTTAAGCAAGAGGGATTTGAAAGGCAGTTGTTTGTTAAATTGAAAAAGCTGGATGAATATTTATTAAAAAACGAAAATAAATTGTCTTTATTTTAACTAAAACAGAAATAACATGGCACAACAGACGGCGGTGGAGTGGTTTGCAGAGCGTTTAACATTAAACGGTTTAGCAGATTATTTGACAGTAGAAGAAGAATCTTTGTACAACAAATTGAAAGAACAAGCCAAAGAAATGGAAAAGAAACAAAAGAAACGTGCTTGGGTAGATGGAAATGGTACTCAAATGTGTATAACAAGCAAAGATGTAGATGAGTGCTTTGATGATTACTACAACGAAAACTATAAATCAGAATAACATGGCACAACAGACATTAGTTGGGTACACATATTTAGTAAATTGTTTTATGTCTCCTAATTTAAAACATGAATTAAAGCTAATAGATATTAAAAACAAGACGTATAAGAAAAGAGGTAAGTATCGTAAAATGTATACATTAAATTATAAAAAACCAAGACATAAATAACATGGCACAACAGAAACCAAATAAAATAGAAGTAGAAATCGAATATATTGACCATTTATTTGATTCAGAAGGGAATCATATATCTGTTGAACCATATTATTTGGCTTCAATAAATAAATATAAAATGATTGTAAAAGCCGATAGCATTGCAAATTGTTTCAAGGAATTATCTACAAGCAAATTTGTAGCTGATACATACGAAAAACTAAAACAGAAATAACATGGCACAACTAATAGCAACAATAGCGTTATCCCTAAGTATAATTTTACTACAACACTTATATAATTGGGTAGCAAGACGGTTATGGGAAAATGAAAAACAAGATGGCATAGTCGCTTTGTTTTTAATTACATTAATAAACATTATTTTTTGTGTTGTACTTTTGAATTTAATAATCTCTATAAACAAATAACATGGCACAACAGACAGTTAAAAAATGCTGGAATTGCATATATAAGGGTGTATCATTTAAGATAGGAAATCTTACTCACAATCATTGTTATTCTCCTACTTATGAAAACCAACACCAACAAGGAATTGATGTTAGTCCATGGGAAACCCTAAGAGTATTTTCAGATACTTGCGATGAACATAAACTAAAACAGAAATAACATGGCACAACAGACACCTGACCCGAAGTTAATTGATTCTATGGCTATGAGATATAGACATGATTTTGGGCTTTTAGAAGAACCACATAAAGAAGCCATACGAACTACTATGAAACAATTATGGGAAGAAGTAGTTGGATTGGGATTTTATAAAGATGAGAAATTCGGAAATTCCGAACAGTTGGCACAACAGACAGCGGTGGAGTGGTTAGTAGACCAAGTAGAAGATTTTATTGGTTTAATACCAATAGATATTATTCAACAAGCCAAAGAAAAGGAATTTCGGCAGCATGGGTTGTTTCTACATTGGGTTATAAAACACTACTCTACTGAAACTATTGATGGTATGTTTGCATGGGTAGATTCTATGGGAAAGGAAGTAACAGTTAGAGAAATAGTAGAACACTATTATAAAGAAACCTATAAACCAGAATAACATGGCACA